ACTCATAGGTGCCAACGCCTCCCGTGTAGATTTCTCTGGACAGGATTTCCATGAGCTTCGGCTTGATCTGATTGGCGATCATCTCCGCCGCGCTCTCTCTGGTCATGCCCGTCACTTCGATCTGGCCGCTGCCGGTCACATCGATCACGATGCGCCGGTCGCCGCCGCTGCTTCCATCAGGCGAATTGTTGTTGTCGCCGCCGTTGCTGGCGAGCTCGTCATACGGCGACACGGTGGGTGTTCTTGGAGTTGCCGCGTTGCTGGTTGGCGTCATGGCGTCGCGGACGCCCGCCGTCATGTTGGCTGCGGCAGCCGTGGCCTTTGCGGTCATGTTTTCGATACCGTTGATCAGGCCCTGGCCGGTCATTTCGCCTATCCACGTCGTAAACTTGGAAGGAGAAGCGACCTGCATACCGCTTTGGATGGTCTGCTTCAACTGCGAGGCCATGCGCTTGGCCTCCGCCATCAGGGTGTTGAACATCGACCTCATGCCGTTCAACAGGCCCTGCATGATGTTGACGCCGGTGCTGTACAGGTTGATGCTGGCGAACGCCGAGCGAATGGCGTTGCCGGTTGCGCGAGCGGAGGCCACGGCAGCGCCCCTGCCGCTGTTCATGCCCTGTGTGAGGGTCTGCAGCATGTGGCGGCCCTGTGCGCTGAGATTGACGGCCTGCGCCGCTGCGCGGATTTGCTCGCCGGTGGTCGTCATGGATTCGACAGCGGCAGGCATACCGGCAGTCATGCCGGTAACGAATGTAGTCGCCACAGTCGTGCCCTCCGCTTCGAGGGTGATTCCGGCAGCCGTCGTTTGAAGCGACGTGCCGAATTCGTTGGCCGCGTCCGTACCGGCGGACGAGAAAGCGCCGCCGACGGTGGAGCCAACAGCGGAAGATACAGAGGAGGCGAATTGAGAAGCCGCGCCCGACGGGTCTGCTCCCTGCAGCCCTGTCACAAAGCTCGTACCGGCTTCGCTGCCAGACGCGCCAAGATCAAGGCCGCTGAACGCGGATTCGAGGGAACCGAGGTCAGATTCAAGCGTAGCGATACCGCTCGACGCCTCCGTGATCGTGGAGGATATACCTTCGAGCCCGGATGCCGCGCCGCTCATATCAGGCATTTCAAAGCCAGCAAGCGATTCGGCGAGCGAATCCGAAGCGGATTGGGTTGTGGCAAGCGCCGCGTCCGCAGCACTCGTGTCGATCTCAATCGCCGGAATCTCAGGCGCTGTAAGGTTGTTCAGGTTGTCGATGGTGGTTTGAATTGCGGAATCGGCAGCGCTGGTGTCTGCCGTTACCTGTAGGTTTGTGCCATCTCCGCCCGGCGCGTCGGTGTTCTGCCAATCGACCTCGCCTTCGACAACCAGCTCCGGGATTTCCGGGATGTTGACTTGGATGTCTACGCCGGGAATCCAGTTCACAGCGCCAGCGGCCCACTGCAGGAAAGAGGCGAACTGCTGGATGACGGTGTTGAGAGCGCCGATGATGCCGTTCACGATACCGGCAAACAGGTTGGAGATGAACGACCTCACATTTGCGAACGTGCTCGCGAATGTTTCGGCGATGGACGAAGCCACGGTTGAGACGACGCTCCAAATGCCGCTGAAGAAGTTTCCAATGGCCTGCGCCACGCTGCCGAATACACCGACCAGACCGGTGAAAGCAGACTTGATGCTTGCGAACGCGCCTGCAAAGTCGCCGGTAATCACGGAGAGGACAGCCGATATGACGTCGAGCACGACGCCAAACATACCCACGAACGCCTGCGCAATCGGGGCGATGGCACTTATGATACCGTTTACAGCGCCAATCACGACGGTGACGATGGCACCGAACACGCCAAGAACGACCTGTCCTATGGTGACAATCACGTTGCCGACGACCTGCATGGCCGGGCCGAGCTTCTGGCCGATCTCCTGGAACTTGGGGCCGAGCTCTGCGAACTTGTCTTTGACACCCTGAATTGCGTCGCCGAGCCCGGAGAACGTCTCCTTGAACGGCGTGGCGATGGATTCGATGATCGGAGAGATCGTTTCGAGTGCCGACTGTATGTCGCCGAACCACTCGCTGAATTTATCGCCGATGCCGGAGAAGGCGTCACTGAAGAAGCTAAGCGGGTCGCCGTTGTTGAATGCGTTTTTGATAGCGTCCCACTTTTCACCGGCCCACGCGGCGACATCACCGAACCATTCTCCCAATTTGGCACCGAGCCCGGAGAACTGTTCAGAGAACCAGTCACCTATGGTGCCATTGTTCCACGCGGTCTTGATTTCATCCCACTTGGTCGAGGCCCACTCGGCTGCCGGGCCAAACCACTCGCCCAGCTTCGCGCCGATGCCGGAGAACTGTTCGTTGAACCATTGGCCGACGTCCGAGTTGTTCCACGCGGTCTTTATCTCATCCCATTTCGTGGAGGCCCATTCCGCAGCAGGCCCGAACCATTCTCCGAGCTTCGCGCCAAGGCCGGTAAACTGATCGGCGAACCAGTCACCTATGGTGCCATTGTTCCATGCGGTTTTGATCTCTTCCCATTTATCCGAAGCCCAAGTGCCAATGGGGCCAAACCATTCTCCCAACTTCTTGCCGATGCCGGAGAACTGTTTGTTAAACCACTGGCCGACCTTGCTGCCATTCCAGGCATCCTTGATCTGACCCCACTTTTCAGAGGCCCAGTTGCCTACCGGCCCGAACCACTCGCCAAGCTTCTGGCCGATGCCCTTGAAGGTCTTGTTAAACCATTGGCCGACCTTACTGCCGTTCCAGGCGTTTTTCAGGTCGTTCCACTTCTGGGCGGCCCAGTTCTTGACATCACCGAACCAGCCCTTCATTTTCTGTCCGAGACCGTTGACCTGCTGCCTCATCCAGCCGCCAACATCTCCATTGGCCCACGCTTCCCTGAAGCTGTCCCACTTCTCGGAAGCCCACGACTTGACGTCTCCGAACCACTTCGACATCTTCTTGCCGATGTTCTCAAACGCCTTTTTGATGGCCGCGCCGACCTTCTTTGCGGAAGCGCTGACCTTGTCCCAGTTCTTGTAGAGCAGGACGCCTGCGGCCACAAGCGCACCGATGGCCGCAGCGATCAGGGTGAACTTGTTGGCCGAAAGCAGCTTCAAAACGCCGCCTGCCTTCTGGATGCCCTGTGCCATTTTTGCGAAGGTCTGGCCGATGTTGATGACCTTGAGGGCGATCATTGCCGCCGCGATACCGGCGAGAACGGCCTGGATTCCACCGATGGAAGCAAACTTGCCAACGAACTGCGCGATGGCTTTTGCTACGGCGAGCGCCGCGCTCTTGATTCGCTCAAAAGCGGAGGCAAGCTGTGTCACGGCGTTCTTGATCTTGCTGATCTGCCCTTCATCCAGGCCGAGCGCCTTTCCCAGCGAATCAACGGCACCCATGAAGTTGCCGCTGAACACCTTTCGGATGACGTCGCGGAAGTAATTCGCAAAGTTCGTGACCTTGCTCATGACCTGCGCCTTGTCGAGACCGAGCGCATTGTAGAATTTCTCCGGGATGGCGTTGAAAATCTTCGGGATGGCTCTCGTCAGTGCCTTACCGGCAGCGGCTACGATCTTGACAAAGGCCTCCGCCAGCTTCGGAGCGATCTTGATGATCGCGTTGCCGAGTGCCAGGGCGATGTCTACCAGCGCCCTTGAGATGATATCCGCATTGTTGCCGATGCTCTCGACAAACGCGATGACAATGTCTGTACCGGCCTCTACCAGCTTCGGGGCGTAGCTCATTACGACGCCAACGGCGTCGCCGAGAACGTTACCTAACTCGTTGGCGAGGCCAGTGAAGCCGCCCTCCTTGAATGCGTCGTTCAGCCGGTTCATGTATTCCGTGCCGGTCTGAACCAGGTCGCGCAGGGTGCCGTTGATGCTCGTATAGAGCGACAGGTAAAGCGCCTCTGTCGCGGATTTGAACATGTCCACGTCGCCTTTCAGGTTGTCGAGCATGGTCATGTACATCTCTGCGGCAGCGCCGCCGCTGTTCTCGATGATGGAGAAGATGCGGGCGTACTCGTCGCCAGCGCCAGCCAACAGCGCCTGTGCGGCGGCGAGGTCGGTTTTATTGAAAATGGTGGACATGATCTGATCAATCTCTTGCTGATTCATGCCCGCCATAGCGGTCTTCAAATCGTTAAAGATAGCGCCGGTGTCACGCATGTTGCCGTTTGAATCGTACACGTTGACACCCAGCTTATTCAGTGCCTTTGCCGCCTTCTCGGTGGGGTTCTGCAGGCGGAGCAGGATATTGCGCAGATGCGTACCGGCTTCCGCGCCCTTGATGCCGACGTTGGCGAGAATGCCGAGCTGCGTGTTCAGCTCGGTCGTGCCGTTGGCGAGGTTTGCGGCGGTCGCGCCAACGGTCAGAATTGCGCTACCCAACTGAGAGACGGAGGTGTTCGTCGTGCTGGCCGTCTTTGCCAGTTGGTCGGCGAATTTGTTGAGGTTGGTCTGATTGACCTCCATCTGCAACGCCGCCATTGCGTCTGTGACCAGATCGGAAGCAGCGGCCAAATCCATAGCGCCCGCACCGGCAAGGTACAGGACGGTCGGTAGGGCTTCGGCGGCCTGGTCTGCACTGTAACCGGCAAGGGCCAGATAATTCAGGGCGTCGGCGGCCTGCGTCGCAGAATAGGCGGTTTCTGCGCCCATCTTCTGGGCCGCCGCAGACAGTGTATCGTAGGCTTTTTGCCCTTCTGCCGTGGATTTGTTGATGCCCATTGTCGCCATGACTTGCGACATTGAGGATTCAAAGTTCATGCCTGCGGTGATGGCGTTTTTGCCAAGCGCAAGCAGTGCGGTCGCGGCGGCGGTTACTGCGGTGATGATGCCCTTCATGGCGACAGAACCGATCTTGCCGAGCTTTTGCATGATGCCGCTGGTCTTGCTGCCAGCGTTACCGGCATTCTGCATGGCTTTGCTCAGATTGTCTTGAGCCGTGAATATTGCGGTCAAGGTTGCCATGACGCATCACTCCTTCCTGTGCGTATTTCAATGAAACAAGGCCGCTCCTCGCCGGAAGCGGCCTGTAATAATCACTTTTTGACTTTTAGCTTGGACAGGGAATGAACCATCACGTCAGTCATGTTCTGTGGCGACTTCTCTGCCAGAATCTCGCTGGCGATGTATACAAGCTGGCACGTTTGGCTCATGGCGAGAAATTCCTCCATGCGCAGGCCGCGCCGCTGCCACAGGATGTGCGCCCACATCGATTCAAAGTCCCCGTCTGCCCCCATCAGTTTTTTGCTTCATCGATGATCTCGTCGCCGTCCGTGGAAATGCCGGAGACCTCCGAAATCTTGTTGCTGATGTAGCTGTAGTCATCAAGGCGCTGGAACAGCTTGTGAACGAGCTCCGCAGCCTCGTTGCAGCCGTAGAAGTTCAGCAGCTCCTTGTCGTGCAGGTCGGGGAACACCAGCGCCTCCGCGATCATCTGGTCGGTCATGGCGTTGGCGTCATACTGGTCGTCATACTGCACCGCGCCATTGTTGAAAATGGGCTTGCCTTTCGCGTCCTTTGCGATCTTGCGAACGTGACACGCCTTGCGGATGCGGGTCAGGTCGGCTGTGGTGATGGCGCGAATCTTCATGGGGATGGGATTGCCGTTCTCGTCAGAGAAGGTCTTGATGCCGGGAATTTCGACGATGTAGTCCTCGTTGAGTTCCTTGCGCATAAACGCTTTGATGCTGGCTACGTTAGACATTTGCCTATCTCCTTTCTGTCCAATGGAAAATGGTGGTATGAACCGGCGGTGAGGGCCGCCGGTTCACGGTTGTGCGTTGTGGCCTGATTAGGTCATGCTGCGAGCGCCGAACTCGATCTCGTCCTGCATCAGCTCGCCCTCGGCGTCGAGGTTCAGCAGGGTCAGGTCGCCGGTCAGCGTGACATCCTTCAAGGTGACCTTGATGTTGCCGTTCTTCTCGTAGTAGTCGGAGTTCTTGTCGTTCTGGATGCCCGTGATCGTGAACGACGGGGTGATGCCGTCACGGATGTACTTCGTGATGGTGTCTTTCAGCCACGACGTGGTGCGGTACTCGGTCAGGGTGCCGGTGATGTCGTAGCCAATCCAGCG